CCCACATGAACAACGTCCTGCAATGATAAAAGAACTATTTAATGATAAAGATATACTCTTTGGAACTCAAAGTATATTTTCTGAAGGAATATCTTTAGATTGTTTAAGTTGTATAATTTTAGCAACACCTATAAATAATGAGCCTTTACTCACTCAGCTTGTTGGTCGTATAATTAGAATATATGAGGATAAACCTCAACCAATTATAGTTGATATACACTTAGTCGGTAATACAGCTAGACGACAGGCTAATGCGAGAATGGGATACTACGTGAAACAAGGTTACGAAGTTGAAACGATATGAGCATCGAAAAATACTTCTTGACATAAGGTTAAATTTTTGATATAATGATACTCTATAATTGGAAAAAGATATTAAAAGAAAGCAAAGGAAAAGTTGGTGACATAGTAACCATCCTTTACATCTTAACTTATCGAAAAGAACCTCCAATTAATAGAAAGGATAGACGATTCAAGTTTTGGACAAAAAGCTTTCATGGCGATAGTTTTTTAGTGAATCCTGAGCCGTTATTTATTCAAAGAAACAGATATTCAGATACTGAAATTGCACAGTATGCAGGTATCGCTTCACTGCGCAATCATTTTGATTATCGAAGTAAAAAAGATACCACACTGGACTTCCTGCACTATACGGGTAAGGAAGATATAATAACAAATAATAGACTACTTTGGATTGAAGATGATAGAATACATTTTAAATTTGAAGAAGTCACTAATGGAGAATTAGAATGGCATTAACATTTAATAAATTAAAGGGCGAAGCCCAAAAAGGAAAAATCGAATCCTACACTTATGTAGAAGGCGATAACAAAGTCAGAATGGTTGGTGATGTATGCGCAAGATATGTCTACTGGCTAAAAGGCGAAAATGACAAGAATGTTCCTTTCGAGTGTCTATCTTTTGACAGAGAGAAAGAAGCATTTACTAATCTTGAAAAAGATTGGGTAAGAGAGTACTACCCAGATCAAAAATGTACTTGGTCGTATGCAATTCAGTGTATACATGACGGGAAAGTAAAAGTTTTAAATCTTAAGAAAAAACTTTTAGAACAAATTCTAGTTGCAGCAGAAGATCTTGGCGACCCAGCAGACCCTGAAACAGGGTGGGACGTACACTTCAAAAGAGTTAAAACTGGACCAATGGCATATAATGTCGAGTATCAGTTACAAGCTCTAAAGTGCAAACCAAGAGCTTTAGATGAGAAAGAACTTGAGTTAATCACAGACCTTAAGTCTATGGACGAAGTTCTTCCTAGACCTACTGCAGACGCACAAAAAGAACTATTGGACAGAATCAGAAGTGGTTCTGCTAATTCTGATGCGGATGAAAGTATTAATGAGGAGTTTGACGTCTAATGTTAGGAGTAGGAGAAAAGTTTCCTGCATTTAAATTGCAGGGTGTCAATAAAGATAACGAGTTTGTAGAAGTTTCAGTTACTGAACACTATGACCCGTTAAAGCACGATTATACAGTAATCTACTTTTATCCTAAAGATTTTACTTTCATATGCCCAACAGAAATCGCGGGAATGGATATGTTAGTAAGTGAGGCGAATGTAATTGGTATAAGTGGAGATAATGAATTTTGTAAGTTAGCTTGGAAAAAAGATAACGAACTCATTGGAAATATACAACATTCCTTAGCGGCAGATTGTGGATTAGATTTATCTTGTAAATTAGGTATTATAAATGCAGAAGAAGGTGTATGCTATAGAGCAACCTTTATCATTGACAAGAACGATATCATACAGCACGTAAGTGTTAATACTCTTGACACAGGCAGAAATGCTCATGAAGTACTTAGAACTCTACAAGCAATTAAAGCTGGTGGATTAACAGGTTGTGAATGGCAACCAGGAGATAATTTACTGTGATTTTATTTACAGCAGATTGGCATATTAAATTAGGACAGAAAAATGTTCCTACTTCTTGGGCTTGCTCAAGATATGAGTTGTTTTATCAACAAATACAAGAAGCTGTAGATGAACATGATATAGATTTACACATCATTG